AGCTACCGCCTGTTTCTTCGGCCGTGTTGAACAGTGCGTTACCGGCATCAAAACCAACAGGGACTCGGCCCGCGCCGAAAGCTGCCCACGTACCAAACCCCAGATAAGTGGACGGGTTAGCCGAATTTGTGGCGTTCATGTAAATCGAACCCACTGGGTGCAACGCGGCCAAGGCGGCCTGAACAAATGCGGCAGTCGCAATCGAGGTGTCGTTTGTTCCAAAAGCCGGAGTGGCTGCAGCTGTGTTCTGCAGCGCAAAGTTGGTGCCGTCACTCCAGACTGTCATGGTTTTGCCCGCAGGAACGGTAACTCCCGCGCCCGCCGCTGTGGTGTTGCCCAGTACAGTGGAGTTGTAGATCGTGGCCGCATAGCCGCTGGCGTTGTAGATGATGTACGTCTTCTCGGCCGGAGGGGCGTACACAGCAAAATTTGCCGTGGTGGTTGTAGTCAGCGCAATGGTCATGTTACGCGACTGGTCTGCCGCGCCGTTCAATGCTGTGAGCGCTTGGTTTGCGCTTGTGACCGACACCGAAACGTAACCGGCAATTGCGGACTCAATGAGCGTGCCCAAGTTGGTGTTGGTCGTGCCGCCCCATGTACCGGCCTGATCGCCGGTGGTGATGAGTTCGATTCGCAGGGATGGGGAGTAAGTGCTCATGAGGTTCCTTGGTCGTTACACGGCCACGATGTCGGTCCACACAGTGTCCTGCGTGTCGTCGATCTCGCTCCACGTCGATGGGTTCGGGTCGTAGCGCTGCTGCAGGTTGCCCGCATAGGTCAAAACACCGAAGTTCGCACCGCCAAACACCGCGATGTCTTCGATTATCGTTGGAACCAATATGTCCGTCCAGCCCGCTAACTGCGTGTCGTCAATCGGCTCCCACAACTCCCGGCTGAGCAGTGCATCGAGGCCAAAGGCGCTCTCTGAAATCGACACAGCAAACGTCTGCGCTGCCACAAAGTCCAGTGCCTGCGCCGTAACGCTCTCGGACAAACTGACCTGAAAATTCACGTTGCCGATGAACTGCGCCAGCGCAGCGGCAGACTCGGAGAGCTGCGCGGGGAACACGGTGTTGGTGTCCAGCGTGTCGGCAGCAGTGGTGCTTTCGCTCAGCTCAGCGGGGATGATGAAAATAGCGGAGCTTTCGTCCGCAGCAAGGGCCGACTCGTCCACACTGGAGACCACGTCAAACCCGGCGTATGGCGCTGCCATGGCCGCTTGGGCACTATCGGATACCTGCACGGCGTAGTTGGGCACCGAGGAGATGGCATCCGAGGCCGTCGCGCTGTCAGATACCGAAGCCAAGAAGGCCGCAATTGCCGCAGATGTGCCCGAGATCGTGGCGATCTCCGAAATGGACGCCCCCACCGTGAAGTTGGCCGAGGCAGTATCCGCCCCTGTCGCGGCTTCGGAGACCGCCGAGAAGATGGAGAACCGCGCCGCCGTGGTGTCAGAGCCTGTGGCCGAGTCCGAGAACTGAACAGCAAACGTGGCTGCCGCGCTGAGCGCGTCTTGAGCAACAACCGTCTCGCTCACGGAAACGAAGAACGCATTTCCCCCTGCTGCCGCGAACGGTGCTTGGGCGTAGGCGTTGGTTCCGAACATGGTTATACGGAGTCGGTTTGCGTGTCGTTGTCAGGCACTTGGGGCTGTGCTTGCGCCTGAATCTTTTGGATCAGGAACATGGCGTTGGTCTTTGTGGGCAGCTCACCGAGGGCCGCGAGGATGCCGTTGACCTCTTCGATGGTTAGGTCGAGCTTAATCATGCATGATGCCTGCGGTTTTCATCAGGATGCCCTCAAGCCGCTTAAGACGAGCATTGATTTGCTCGTAGCGCATTGCACACACTTCCTCATGGGTTGTCAGACGTGCTTCAGTCGCGTCGATCGTCGCCATTTAAGCCTCACTGAAAATCAGATTTTTTAAAACCAAACGATGTGATGGTGCTCAAATCCTCAACATCTTGCCAAACTGGTGGTATAACCTCACCCTCATAACCCGGCTGTCCATAGCCTTCAGGCCGCACAGCAACATCTTGTTTGCGTGTCATTGTGCCTTTGAGGAATATCATAAACTCAGCGTGCTCTGGTGTGCCAGCAATGGCATCCAAGTCGGCGCGGGTGTTGATGATGGTTTTATGTAGTGATGCCATGCTTTTGCTCCAGCCATTTAAAAAGATGATGAGTGTCAGCCCACTTTGCATGGCCCGACCACGATGCCAAAAACTTGCTCAAAGATTCCTGATCTTGGTTGCCAATGTAACGGGCAATTTTACGCTTTGCGCGAATCACGGAATCTTTGCGAATCAGCTTGTGGGTTTTCCAAATGCGGTAGCCCAAAAAGTTCACGCCACGGCTGGTGGGTGAGACTTGCCATTTGCCGATGCGCAGTTTTAAGTGCTCCATTGACCAATCGTTTAGCCGTAAAAAACTGTCAACCAATTGGTCTTTGTCGTCGCCCAAAATCACAATGTCATCCATGTAACGCGCCCAATGACGCTGCTTCAAATCGAAGTGAATGAATCTGTCGGCGGCATTGCCGTACACGTTGGCAAACAGTTGGCTTGTCAGGCTTCCAATCGGTAAGCCTTTGCCGGTTGATGGGATGATTTCACGCAGGATGGCCAGCGTTTTCTCGCAACCAATGCGCCGCTCTATCATGCCCGTCAGTACCTCCCGGTCAATGCTGGGGAAGAACTTGGAGTAGTCCGTCTTTAGAAAGTACTTGAACTCGCCATGGCGCAGGCGAGACTGGACAAAGCGCACGCCCGCATGCGTGCCCATGCCAACGCGGCATGCGAAGGTCTGAGGCATCAGCAGCCGCTCAAAGATTGGAGCGACCACATTGCACAGCGCGTGCTGCACCAAGCGGTCTTTAAACTCTAATGCTGAAATTAGGCGCGGCTTAGGCTCATACACCGTAAATTGACGATAAGGGCCAATCTTGTAGCCGCCATCTCTCAATTCCTCCTGCACAGCCAAAAGGTTGGCCTCTGCGTACTCTTTAAACTCCAGGTAACCAAAGGTCATCTTTTTGCCGCTGGATGTCTTGCGGTAGGCATCGCGCAGATTGTCAATGTCTGCGATTTGCTCAATTAAATGTCTATGCTTCTTGACCATAAAAAAACCGGCTCCGCTTTTCAATTGCTTACTAGGCGTTATGCCGAATCGCGTAACGTATTCCCCGAAGGAGGACAGGATCGGCTGACCACACTTTGATGGGTCTGCCTGCAAGGCCGTAGCGTTTGCAGAGCGATAAAGTTGTGTCATCACAGCAGAAGCGCGAACCGATGTTGTTGTTCGAGTTCGACGCAGCGTTGTTCCAGTTCGAGCATCGAGAACCGGAGTTAGCCCCGTTGTTCCAGTTGCCGCCCAAGAGCACCGCATATTTACCCAACCTGCCCTTTGTGCTGCCTGCCCTTGATCCATGCGCCAACCATCTTGCCAACTTCGGCGAGCAGCACTTGGGCCGTCTGAAGCTGGTGCGTGGTCATTGCATGAATCGAGAGAAGAAAGCGCAACCAAAACCGCACCTGAGCCAACCCAGCGTCTGCGGCATAAATTTTTGAAACCTGATTGCTTTTGCCCGCCTGAAACAACAAGTCTGGAATACCCAGCAGGCACTGCAAAAACATCTCCCTCGCAACCCCATGCTTGCGCGGCATCGACTGAGCAATAGGGTACAAGTACGCGATCACTCGCTCGTACTTTTCCACTATGGCCATTTGGTCGAAACATTGTGTTGCCTGTTCGGTCGGTTGCATCATTCACGGCGGCTTCCGCCGCCTCAATCAAGTTGCAGGTGGTCACAGCAGAAGCGCGAACCGACGCCGTTGCCCGAGAACGACGCAGCGGTGACCCAGTCCGAGCATCGAGAACCGGAGTTAGCCCCGTAGTCCCAGAGGCCGCCCAAGAGCACCGCATTGGGCGCGTTGTACTCGGAGCCCCGACCTTCGGTGTTTGCGTTCCAGCCTGCTGTGTTGTATGCGCCGCCACGGTCATCGCCCCAAATCCATAACACACCAGTGGATTGAATCACGCCCCATTTGGATGTGTAGGCAGCATTAAGAATTGC